CAAAAGACAGAAGCTATTACGATATTCAAAGAAATCAATCTCCACCTAGAATAATAAAGTATTTTAATTTATCTGAGTTTGATAGTCCTGATGAGGTTGATTCAGGATATAATATGGATTCTCATTTTATGAGAAAATTAGATGAGGCCAGAGAAATAGCAGGAATACCATTTAAGGTAAATTCAGGTTATAGGAGTGTATCTCATAACAAAAAAGTAGGTGGAGTAAAAAATTCATCTCACATTAAAATACCTTGTTGTGCGGCAGATATACAAGTAAAAGATAGCAGAGATAGATTCCTTGTAATCTCAGCAGCCATAAAAGTTGGTATAAATCGCATTGGAATTGGAAAAAATTTCATACATTTGGACACAGATAAACAAAAAAGCCAAGATATTATTTGGCATTATTATTAATAAAAAAAAAGAAAATGAAAGATTGGTTAATTAAAGCAATGTTAAAAAGTAAAAAATTCTGGTATGCAATATCAGCAGTAGTAGTTCCTGCACTCGTAACTTACTTAGGAGTTGGAGAAGCAACGGCAACAGATTTATTTCATTCTATTCTCGTTTTGATTTTAGGACAAGGAATAGCTGATTCATCAAAAAAATAGTGTATGTTTGTATTCCTTTTATGAGTGTTTTCATTTAGGAATAGTTAGTAGTTAAGAGTGAGAGGTTAATAACTTCTCACTTTTTTTTTATATATATAATTATTTTAATTAAATTTGACTATGAAAAAATCAGGCAAAAGACTAAGGCTATCATCTGATGAGGTTGAATTAATCAATGAATCAAGAGGGGAAGATTTAGATAATATTAACGGAAATACTGCTTTAGACATACATCTACAAGATAGAGGTATAGATAAAAAAGATATTGTTAGTGTTAAGCATTGGCAGAATATGGGAGGGGATTTACGCTTTTCCATAGTTACCAAAGACCAATATGGTACTGACCAAAATGATGTACTTGAAGATGTTAAGGCTCTTATAGATAATCACGCACCTACTTATCCTGAAATAAAAAGAGTTAAAGGTGAACACTTATTAGTAATAAACCCTGCTGATATTCATATAGGTAAATTAGGTGTTGCATTAGAAACTGGTGATGACTATAATACAGAGATTGCATACAATAGAGTTTTAGAAGGTGTTACAGGTCTTATAAGTAAGGCTCAAGGGTTTAGTATAGATAGAGTATTATTCTGTGTAGGTAATGACATTTTACATATTGACAATGTCTATAATACAACAACAGCAGGAACTCCACAAGATGCAGATGGTAAATGGTGGCAACACTTTGAAGTTGCTTTAAAGCTTTATGTTAAATGTGTTGAGATATTAAGACAAGTAGCACCTGTAGATGTAGTACACTCAATGTCTAATCACGATTATCAAAGTGGATTTCATTTAGCACACTCTTTAAAGTCTTGGTTCAGAAATACTAAAGATGTAACTTTTGATATTTCAGTAGCACACAGAAAATACTACAAGTATGGCTCTAATCTTATAGGACTTGAACACGGAGATGGTGCTAAGATGGATAAGCTACCTATGTTAATGGCTAACGATAGACCATTAATGTGGGCAGAAACTAAATACAGATATTGGTATCTTCACCATATACATCATAAAGTTAAATATAAATGGCTAGATGCTAAAGACTTTATAGGTGTAACTGTTGAATATATGCGTTCACCAAGTGGTACAGATTCCTGGCATAATAGAAAAGGATTCTGTGGAGTACAGAAAGCAGTAGAAGGATTTATACATTCCAAAGAATCAGGACAAATAGCAAGGCTAGTACACTATTTCTAGCACTCCGTATAGCCTTTTTAGGCACTTTCTTTTATTTTTAATACTAATATACTAGACAAGCTATAAAGATTGTCCTAGATGTAAACACCTAAATTGTTAATAACTTTGTAAATAAACTTGTTTATAATTGTGTGAGTAACTTAAAAGGTTTACATTTGCAGTATCAAAAGGGAAACAAAACCCAATAAAACAAATTTAACTAAAAAGAAAAAGAAAATGAAAAAAGCAAAATTAACTTTATCAAAAATTGACACAACAAATTTAATGATAAAAATTGTTCACTTAGAATTAAACTTAGATAAACTAGGGGAAAATTTAAAAGTAAAATTATCTACTGCAGGTCATACTTTAAGAATAAATAGTGACCACCTAACACACGATATGAGATTTATATTAAATTGGTTAGATGAAGATAGCACTATTAAAACAGAAAGCCTAAGGGATAATTTTTCTGAGGTTGTTCTTTTTGGAAAAGAAATGTTAAAAGCTCATAAGCAACTAGCAGAAATAAAAACAATATAATTTAATCAGGGGGTGTAAAAACCCCCACAATACAATTAAGATGAAAAATTTACTCTCAACACTTTTAGGAATAGCAGGTCTTTTTGGCTGTTTATATATACTACTAGCGTCTATTACGCTTTTAGAACTTTTTTTAGGATTAAGATAATGGAATTTAAAATGAAAGAAGCAACAACAAAGCCAGAAGCTATTATTAGCCTGTTAGACGTACAAACTAATAAACCTGAGCTATTACCTGACAATACAGTATTAACTGAAGATGGACTTAATATATTAAAGTTTCAAGTCGTTAGAGATTTATTTATTAAAGTCAAAACTGCTTACTATAATTCGCAGGATAACTCAAAAAGATTTTAAGATGACAATACAAGACGCTGAATATTTAGAAGACACTACTTACATAGATTATAATGAGCCTTGCTATTCTGACTTTATGGGCTATCAGTTAGACAACAAGAAAGTAATAGCTGAAGAATGGTATTTAAAACCTCAATACTTACAGACTGGAATTAATACTTATGATAGAGAATCAGGTCATTTCAGTAATGATTTAAGCTATAATAATAGGTCAGTAATTGTAGTAGGTACAGAACTACAGATTTTTAGAAAGTTTGAAGAAATGCTTAAGACTTATGGATGGCAATGTCAAGATTCTTGGGATTCAGAATTAAAACCAGAATACTTAAAGCACTACAAAAAAAATAATAATTCACCAATAATAATAAATTTAAGATGATGTCAAAAGTAAATAGATATACTAGAGCAAGTAAGTTTAATGGTAAAGCAATATATTGTCCAAATTGCAATGATACTAATAGAGTTTATCACTTTTGTTGGTCAGCAATTACTTGTGGTGGTTGCAAAGAAATGATAGATAAAAATGAGTGGAATTTAAATCAAGAATTAACTAAAGATATAAAAAGTAAATAAATTTAATAACTTTACACAGAATTATAAACAAAATAAATAGATATGAATACAGAAAAAATTAAGGAAATGTTTTACAAGTATAAGCTTGTTAAAGATACAGATGTTTTTAAACATCAACACTTTGTTATACTAACAAGGTCAGGAATTGAGAAAGTACAAGCACAAGAAGAAATAGAAGTAAAATTTCAAGTAGTTAAATGTGAAACTAATTTTGCAGGAGTTAAGGCTATAGCAACTAAAGGAGATAAGACTATAGAAACATACGGCTCAGCACTAAAAGGAGAGGGTTTTAAGGACGGAAATTGTAATACTTGGTATGTATTAGAAATGGCAGAGAAAAGAGCATTAGCACGAAGTATTTTAAAATTGCTAAATTTGTACGAAATAAATGTCAAGTCTGAAGATGAAGCAGAAAGTTTTAAGAAATAATAATTTAATTAATAAAGTCCTGCAAAAACAGGCACAATAAAAATGGAAGTAAAAGGAAAAGTAAAATTAATAGCACCTGCTGAAACAGGAGTAAGTAAAGCAGGGAAAGCTTGGAAAAAGCAAGTTATCGTAGTAGATACAGGAGCAGACTATAATCCTGATATTGCAATCCAAGCGTTTGGAGATGACAAGATAAAAGACTTAAATAAGTTAGCAGTAGGTGACCAAGTTCTTATTAGATGTAATGTTTCTTCAAGAGAATATAACGGAAAGTATTTTCATAATATAGATGGATATTGGTTTACTAAGAATAACAAAGAATATACTAGAGCTGTAGACGTACATTTTGAAGGTACAACTCCTGAAGATTTACCATTCTAAGATGACACAAGAAGATAAATTTAAAAACTTATGCAACCTGACAACATCTTTGTTAGGCTTGCGTAAGGGTTCTCTAGGCTACAAAAGTAGAATACAAGAGCTTCAGGTAGCAAGAAGTATAGCAAGTGTTATAGCTAGGATAGAATATAAAATACCTCATTCAACTATAGCTAAGGTAATTAATAGAGATAGAACTTTAATCTATCACTATGAAAAGAATCATAAGAATAACTATTCAACATTTCCTAAATACCGAGATATATTTAATAAAGTTTTTAATGCTTTTCAATCTATTGAAGATTCTAAAAAGTCCTTCTTTGACTTACAACAGCTAAAAGATTACCTAAGAAAGAATGAAGTATTTAATAGTGAAAAGCACCAAGTAACAATAAGGATTACATCAGGTAAAGTAGGGACTGACATAAAAGTTTCTTACAGGGACTTCTATAATCAATTAGAAAATGTTACACTTGCACTTCAGAACTTTAAATATAAAACTGAGATAATTACTTTATGAAAGAGAAGCCTAACTATTATGCAATAATACCTGCTGAAGTCAGATACAGTAAAGCATTGACACCTAACGCTAAATTACTTTATGCAGAGATAACAGCTCTATGTAATATGAATGGTAAATGCACAGCTTCT